ATATTTTTTTTATCCTCTTGTATTACAAATAGGAATCTTGAGTATATAAATACTGATAATGTAAAAATAGAATCTACTACATATGATTATATAATTCAGAAGGAAGATTTACTCTCTGTTCAGATTAGTAGTACTACTAAATCTGAATATGACTTTTTTAATTTACAAGAGACTTCTAATCCTCAGTTGATGAATCAGAATCCGTATTTATATGGGTATTTAGTAAAATCAGATGGTATTGTTACCTTACCAATGATTGGTAGTGTAAAGGCAGAAGGGCTCTCTCTTTCTGAGATAGAGAATGAAATATCACAGATTTCATCTACCTACTTTAAAGACCCTATTGTAAAAGTAAATATTCTTAATTTTAAGGTTAGTATTTTGGGTGAAGTTAATACTCCTGGAGAATATAATATTATTCGTTCTAATCAAAATATTCTTCATTTAATTGGTAAATCAAATGATTTAACAGAGTTTGCAAACAGGAAAAGAATAAAAGTAATTCGTAGAGATGGTGTGGAATCTAGAGTAATTTATTTAGATTTAACAGATCCGAGATTATTAAATAATAAAGATATCTATTTACACTCTCAGGATATTGTTTATGTTGAACCTTTAAAAAAGAAGTTCTATTCAGTAAAGAATCTTTCTAGCGCAGTTTCTGTTGGGATTTCTTCTATAACGCTTTATTTCCTTTTAAATAATAGGTAAATGGACAGAAAACAAAACTCATTAGATAATGTGCTGGATCTCAGAGAATTGTTGTATAAGATTCGGCATAATTGGTATTACTTTTTACTTAGCATCCTGTTATCATTACTTGTGGCGTTTGCTTATACAAGATATTCTCATGAATTTTACAAGGTTTCCACTAAAATTATGATAAATAGTGAGGATGAAGGTTCTGATGCATCTGAAATCTTGTATAATAACTTGTCAGGTAAGAATAATGGTTCAATTATAGATAGAATACAGTTATTATCATCATATCAACTTGTTCTCCAGACTGTATCAAATTTAAGATTTGATGTATCGTATTATTTAGTTGGAAATATTAAGACTTCAGAGTCTCTTTTTGCTCCAATAAAAATTATTTCTGATACAGTAATGACTCAGAATAACACAACAACCTCATTCGAAATAGATGTTATTAACAAAACTTCTTATCAAATATTCAATGAGAAATTAGATTATAAAGAGGAACATAATTTTGGAGATGAAATACAAATACAAGAATATAATTTTGTTGTAGAAAGAGATTCTTCTTATAATTTTGATGTCTTACCAAAAACTATTGTAAGATTTAATTCTTTAAAGAAGATGTCAAAAAAATATCAATCAAAAATACAAATTGAACAAGGAGAGAAGGAGTCAAACATATTAGCGCTATCTATTTTAGAAGAAGATCAGAGAAAAGGGGTGAAGTTTTTAAATGCTTTAGTTAAGAATTTTATTAAAAAGGATATTGAGATAAAAAAGGAATCTTCCTTATTAGTTGTTAATTATATACACAAAGAGATTCAAGTAATAGAAGATTATTTAGTAAGTATTGATATAGAACGACAAGATTACGAAATTGATAATCAGATACCTGATTTTGATTGATATCAGCCATAGAACCATACCCTGCAGCTTTTATTTCAGCAATGGTTAAATCATTTTGTCTATCCTTATCATTTTCTTGCATTTCAGCTTGCAACTTCATTTGCTCTTCTTGAGCCTTAGCTTGAAGTTGTTCTTCTTGCATTTGACGTTGCTGTTGCATTTCTTGCTGTCTTTGTTCTTGCATTCTAGTTTCAGAATCTTTTAATATATCTGTTACTTCAGCTATTGAGTCAGCTTTAACAATATTACCTAATTCATAAATGCTTGCACCTGTAGTATTATTTTGTAGTGCCATCTGTTTAAGACTTTCCAAGATAGCTCTATGATTTGTTTTAGTTGTAGCAAAAATATTAAAGTCTCTTAGCAATAAGTCAGTTCCATTTATTGAAAAGTTAACTTTCTCTGCTTCTGATGAAATATAACTTAATCTTACGCTAGGATTTGTGCTTTGATAATACTGAGCTAAGTCAGTTCTCATTTGATGTACTCTTGGCATCAACTGATCTGAGTGTTGTACAAAGTACATTTCTGTTTGTGCATATGATTGTTGCATAGCCTGAACTACACCTGTTGCTGTTTGTGCTGATACAGCACCTCCTAGACGCTGTGGGTTAATTCCAATTGCATCAAAACATTGTTGTTTAAAATAATTAGCTAACTGAATACGTGACATTAATCTACCTGTTTGCTCCATGTTAAGAGTCTGGTAGTGATTAAAGTTTGTAGCATTTTCTGTATTAGTAATAGATGTATCTAAAGGTAACATGCTAAAATCTTTCATAGCAGTGTATGCTTTAGCATAATTATTTTTACCCCAATCTTCTCCCATTGAATGACGTGGTAAAGCATTTTGATCAAACATAATTACAGTACCTAATTCATCAATTAGTATATCTGCTATTTGATTATTTACCATGTTATACCCAACCTGATAAGCTTTCATTAAATCTACTAATGAAGTAGATCTTGTATTTCTATCAGAAAATACACGGCCTTCTACTGGAAGTTTACACCCATATAATGTATTAGATCCTTTAAATTGGAAAGGTAACCTGCCAGGTTTAGTTCTATTAATACCTACATAAATAGGATTAACGTTATCACCCATTGTAGTATGCCACATTGCTGGTACATTAGGTCCTATTTTTACTCCACCCCAAGTTTCATTAATCCAGATCCAATCAATATGTTCTCCCTGTAATAAAGTTTCTTTAGATTTATTTTTAAATATTGATGTATCATATACAGGTTTTTCTGTAATCTTAAATGTTTCATCAATTATTTCTTGAGTAACCTCACCGTCTAGTTCAATTTTAGTAAGATGACCTACCTTTCTTTGAGTTTTCCAATAGATTGTAGAAACTCTCATCAGGTTGCTATCACCCCATTGTATTAAGTCTTCACTTTCATCTAATATTTGAGATACTATATCTCCACCACTTGATGTGTCATTCCAATAGTTACTTGTATATTGTCTATATGCTAGACTAGGAGAATTAGTATTCCATTCATGTGACCTTGTTGCATCATAATAAGATCCATCATTTTGATAACCGTTAACTTGGTATTGTGCAGATCTAGCTGGATATATTTTTTGTAAAGATTTTAATTGCTTCTCATCCATTAAATACCCATACTTATCTACTACATCAGATACTGTCATTAAATCTATCTTACCTACATAATTAGATTCAGATATATATCTTTGATCTGGAGACTTTTGATAGAATGTTAATACAGGATTCCATAATTCAACATCATAGTCATCTTCCAACATTCTAAAATGCCAGAATTCTCTATCTGCAATAAGCATATCACGGAACCCTCTTTCCTCAAGCTCTTGCATTTTGAATCTTTCCTCATCAACATTTAATTGATGTGATGCCCATTCTTCTACACTACTTCTATAAGACTTACTAAAGTAATCTTCTATTTCTGGTAATGATTTTAAATTTTCTGGAGATAGTTTCTGTTGTGCTTCTTCTGATGCTGGATCCATTCCTGCTTCTATCATTGACTGAATAAGATCCCTTTCTGCATCAGCAAGTAATACTTGTTCAATTTCAACTTTCTTCTGCTCCAACATTTCATTGTATGACTTGTCATCTACAGCTCTAAATTGAACTTTATTATATCTCTTAGCAAACTCTCCGCTTAAAACATTAACAACATTAGGTACAATAGGATAAAACTTTAATTCTAATGCAGATTCATTTTCTGTTGTTAGAACATCCATTAGTTCTTTGTAATCATTGTCTTCTTCAACAATGTAATCTGTTTTATCAATAATACCTTTAGCTAATTTATAATTCTTTAAAAGCCTTCTAGCATTTAAACGCAAAAATTCTATTCCTTGAACTTCAAGCCAATCTAAATTCCATGCAGCCCACTCATCAGTTTTTTGTTTAGATGAAATAAACTGAACTGGTTGAGTTAAACTAGAGAACGTAGGGCCGCTCTCAGCCTTAGCTCCATTTTTTAACTGCATTGCATTTAATACTTTCATTCTAGAATATATTTAATTGTTCTATTTATAATTTTTAAAACCTGACCTTCTTGGTCTGGAGCTATTTGTTGATTTATTTTGCCCAATATTTTTGAACGGACTATACTTTAATTTAGTGAATTTTTCTGAATTTACCAAAGAATTATCTTCAGATTCCCGTCTTTTAGAATAACCTCTATTAGACTGTTGTATTTTTACAAATGCAATTAATGCACCAAATGCAACAAGTCTATCCACGTTCAATCCTGGATAGTAAGCTAACATTTCTTTAATTAACATTGGATCCGGTATTCTTTCAACACCTAATGTTTGATTTGTAACTACACCGTTAATGTCAGTTTCTTCATCTATTACTTCTCTTAAAAACTCAATTGCATAAGAAATCAAATGGCTTTTAAATAATGTTCCTGTATTCTTCCAACCGTATTCTTGATATACAGTTCTATTGGAACCCAAGTCTTTTAAGAAAAGTATTTGTTGTTTAGGTACTAAGTATCTCTGTTTTTTTCTAGCAATCATATGCTGGATAAAAAGTGAAATGTTATTCTCTACTAATGTCCAAGCATTATACCATTCAATTATTAATTCAAGTCTTTCATGAGTTTTATTAATGTCATCAAATCTACCACACCACGCAGCTACTACTTTATCTTTTTCAATAAACTGTTCAACATCACCTGCTGCTGTAGTTCTTGTAACTTCAGTTGCATTTTTATATACAAAGATACTACAAAGAGAATCAGATGTAGTTGTTTTTCCTTCTGACACGGGGTCAATAGAAGCATAATATGCACCAAACTCTGGATTCTTTACAGGCCTTTCCCATACAACTATAGTACCTGTTTTATCAGTTTGTTTTTTATCTACTGGAAATCTTGTAATAGGTAATTTATTTGTTCTTTTAGCAAAAATTCCTTTTTCATCTCTATCTAATTTAATTAATTCATAAGGATATTCTTTTTCTTGAATTCTTTTTTGTTGTTTACTTAATATTCCTTGAGGAAAAACAGATTCTTTTCTATATGCAAATGCTTCTGCTATATTCAAAGGTTTTTGAGATATTCTTAACTGATATTGTTCTCCACTTAATTCATTCTTCCAACGTGCTCTTTCCGTTACTATAGCTTCAACAGCTTCATCAATTAAAGAGTTACCATAATCATCAATATAAGGTGGCATAGACCACTGTTCAGGAATAAATAACCCTGCCATACCAATACCTCCGTCAGCATCCATTAGATTAGTTTCTACTGCATATATATCATTTGCTTTTGGATTGAGTATCATATCCTTTAAAGGATTACACTGTTCCAAGTCACCAACAGATCCTGCAGCTATAAACATACCTGTTGTTACCATACCTGAAGACATTGCAGGACGTAAGTACTCATATGTTTGCATCATCTTTGGTGCTATACCAGCTTCTTCATGAAAGAAGTATGTTGTAGGTCCACCTACTCCAGATGTTGCATTCTTTTCAAATGATGCCCCTTGTATTTTAGATTTTAAACCCCTGGCTGTTTTCCTATTACCAACTTTAACTTCTATCTGTTGCTGCCATAGTAAAACCTTTTCTGGATTACTTGGTCTATACCAAGCAGTGTGTTCATTAAGGAAAGTTTTATATTCATCTAAAAACTTCCAAGATCCTTTATCATTTATGTAATCTTTTAATGATGCACCAATTTTACACGTACTACCTTCTTCAAACCAATACGTATTAATTATTTTTCCCATATGGAAATATGAGGAAGCTATCTGACGTTTCTTTAATATTGCGGAGTGTTGATAATGCAACTCTGCAAGTATTTCATACAAAGCCATATGATACTGAGCATCACGCACTTTAGCAAAACCATATTTTTTCTCTTCTTTATCATATATGGGTAAAAAATTAAGCCACATGTAGTAGTCACGTGTTAGGTACCATGTAAGTCCATTGTGTTTATATATCACACCTTCTCTACACTTAATCTTCTGATCTTCCCAATAGGTTATAAAGTCTTTAGATCTAAAAGGTTTATCACAATAGAAGCCAAGTCTATTAAAAGTTTTAGCTTCACTATTAAATTCTTTAGACATACTGGTAAAATTATAATTACCAGGCTCCTTAAATATATCCAATAAAAACTTTATAAAACTTTCTCTATCTTCAAACTCTGTTGTTTCCCACTTATTATTATTATATGTAGGAATGGTTTTATACATCTCTCAGAATAGCAAATATATCTCCTTCTTGTATAAGCAAGTGTTCTGTTTCATTATGCTTCATTGCTACGGGTAGGCAATGATCTGTATATTGTACAACATCCCCCACTTTTATTTCTGAAACTGTTTGGCCTACACCAACTACAGTTCCTATATTTTCTTGTTCTTGTGCAGATGAAGGAATCATAATTGTAGTATTTTTAAAATACTGTTCAGCTTCCTTTTGTTTGATTAGAATCTTTTTTCCTATTGGTATTACTTGTTGTGCCATTGTCTTTGGTTTTTATATTGTTAGTTTTCTTTACTTCTTTTTCAAATATTGGCTCATCCCAATAACAGAAAAGCCATTTTTCTTGTACTTTCATTTTACATTTGATCATAAGCTAATCCTGCACCTCCACGTACTGAACTTTCTTGCTCTTGTTTCATATCACTAAATGCTCCCTTGTATGATTGTCTTATATTTTCAAATTTAGCTGCTGCATTTACCATAGAATTAATATTTCCATCTCTACCATGTTCTATAGGTGTTACTTCCATATACTTACCTAATCTATCTAACATGGATTTTATACCCACATAAGCTCTATATGTTGGTGTTTCATATAATTTCTTACACATGTCTAGAGCATATCTTATCTTTCCATCTTCTGGTGATTCCTCTAACTTTACTTCTTCAATTATAATATCTTCTTTCTCATGCTCAGGTAAATTAAAAAATGGATTCATATCAGGATTAGGACAACTCATATAAAAAATATATTGATAAACCTGTAAGTATGTATCAGGATATTCAGTCATAATTGCTTTTAGAAAAGGTAAAGCATAGCAATGTTCTGTTGGAATTACTTTACTGTTTTGTACGTCAAATAGTCTTACTAGCATAATTTATTTATTTGCATCCATTATATCCTTAATATCTTGAAAGTTTGCTTGAACAACTATAGGTGATGGATCTACTATCTGCGTCCCTGTTTTTAAAGTTAATAAAACCAAACCGTTCATAACCCCTTTGTTAAGTGTAGAATAGTATGGGGTTGCTGCCATTATACAAGTTGCATCTATATAAAGATCTTGATAACTACCTGCTTCTACATATTCTTTATAAGGTTGACCATTACTTAAACTTACTCTTACAGCTACTTTTGTTAATGTTATATTGCTCATAATTATCTATTGTCTTTTAACCACATTATTAGTGATGTTACTTCTGATTTTAAGTATGGTAATTCATACATTTTAATACCCTCTAATGAAGGTTCTCCATTTACTATTTTAGTGATAGGATAACCATTATCATCATCTCCAACCTTTTCAAACTTAACATGCTGTATAACTAACTTACCTATTTTAAGTTTAGGGTTGTGCTTTTTAATAATATACGCATAAATACTGAGTTGTAGGTTATAATGGTTTAAATTACAATCATCCAAATTATTAACAGGTCTGTACATTTTGTTTGTTATACCTTCCCAATTTGTAAACCCTTTCTCTTTTATTTCCTTATTAGTTTTATAATCATATATGTTTATATAACCATTTACAATTTCAACTAAGTCTGCTTGCCCACATATTCCAGCTGATTTTAAATATACTAAGTGTTCTGGATAAATACCCTCCTTAAGCTTTTGCTCTGGAGCCATTTTAACACCATTCTCATTGGTAATAGGTTTGATAATAGGTATTTGTGTACCATCTCTTTCTATTGTCTTAAAATCAAGCATATCAGCTTCTCTTTGATCATGGTAATAATTACCTAGACCAATAGCTCTTTTAGTTTCATTGTCCCATGCAGTAAGTATTTCTTTTTCAGTCATGCCATACCATTTGGACCTTTTGTTTTTAGATGATTTTTTTGCTTGTCCTTCTCTGTCAAACTTAGGTTTAAATTTACCAATAAAAGAAGTTACGCTTAACCAATCAATAGAGTCATTATCTATACTTTCATATGAATGACCCTCTTCTTTAAATATAATAGCCATAATTATAGTGTTGTAGTAGTATACCACCACAAACCTTCTGTGTTAGTTTCTACTGTTGTTGTTGTGTCTTTATATATGTAATTAATTTGCATTTTCATCTTTTTTAATTTTTTCAAATATTTGTTCTTCTTCTTCCTCAGTAGTAACTGAGTCCCAAAAACTTTTTGGACATTCTGAAGATAAAGACCTTACTTTAAAACCCAGACTGCAACCACAATCACTACAGCATGGTTGTGTTCCAGGTGCTAAACAACTATCTCCTTTAGCATCAAACAAACTACACTTTATGCAGATCTGAAACCTTTCAGTTGCTATAGCTTCAACATGTTCTTTTTTAAATACATTATTCTTTATTCCTTCTGCAATCTTTCCTGCATTTTTAAAGGCATCTAAGTATTTTTTTATCTTGCTCATTTTCCTCTAAACTTTTTCTTACTTAAGATATCATTTTTAATTACTTCAAGAGCCTTTTCCATCTCATTAATATTTGAAGTTATTGTTTCACTTTTTGCATATCCATTATAGGTACGCTTTGCTACATTACCCAACATGCTTTTTTGTTTTTTAATTGCATGTTCTAACTTCTTTTTTCTAAGATAAAAGGTACCCAATCCTTCCACATAAATCCTAGGATGAGCAAGTGATGATAATTTTTTCCTTACTCTACTAAAATAAAATGTTATAAAATCATCAACTAACTGTGAGTGTACACCCACTTCTTCAGCAATACCTTTCTTAAACTCATTATGCTTCTTTGGGTTCATTACCTAATATTTTGTAATCCAACAAAACTAAACCACTTGTTTGTACATTGATTGTTTTATTAATGACTATTGTTTTTTTATTAGTACCTATTTTACTTAATAGTCCTTTTCTTTCTATTTTAGAAATTGCATTTCTAGCTGATTGAGAACTTTTAAATATACCTTTTTCAGTTAACAGATTACAAAACTTAGCTATCTCAATTTTAGGATTAAAAGATAATTCTGCTAAAAAATCTAAATCTGTTTTAGTCAACAGGATATTATTAAAGAAACAATACGTAAGTATTTGATACTTAACTGTTTGATTAATATCAACCTTTAATTTTATATCTACTTTGTTTACTACAGCCATATTATAAACTCATTATCATATCTACAAAGTCAGGATGTGGATAACAATCAGACTTATCTCTCCTTACATTGGTATGTGTTAATAATCCTTTTACCTTTCCATAGAAAGCATCTTCATGAAATCCAAATGCTTTATGTGCACCATACTCATGAATATACTGTTGAAGTCCTATCCTAATATCAATATTATCTCTTTCTGCTACAAATTTAATCCACTTTTCAGTTTCCTTAATTTGTTCTTCTGAATAAGCATGCCATATAGAATGACCTCTGAAAGGTTTTTCTAGTTCAATAACCTCAGAATCAGCACATTTGCTATTAAAGTATGTTTTGTGATCTTCATCAAGGTATCCAGCATTGCAAATTTCTAATCCTACAGAATGTCTATTCATCCATCCTGATCCAGTTCTTCCAAGGTGCCACCCCTGGCACTTTTCTGGAAATGCTTGTACCATAACACCATCATATTCAGTATCACCTGTTCTATGATTTCTTCCACCTAATACAAACTCTGTTGCTACTCTTCCTCTTTTATCTCTAGCCCAGTGATCAACTGTTCTGTATGGGTTTTCTCTACCTGCCGTATGGTGTAGAAATATATATTCATTAGTTATAGGTCCCTTAACATATTCACCTTTAGGTAAATAGTATCTGTGAATAGTTTGATTATATTCCGTAATAAAATACTCATCAGAAATATCACTATCCTCATCTATTTCATCTAATACTAATATAGATTTATTTAAAAGAAGTGTCCATACAGGAGAATCAACTATACCTGTTACAGGAAAGTTATTAGAAAGCTGAAATCTAATTACTGCTTTCTCAGTCAATGGTCCAAAATGACCATCAACTGCTATCTTTAATGCCGTTTGAAGTGTTTTGACATCTTGCCCTTTATCACCTTTCTTTAGAAGTTTCATGTTAATCTTCTATTTTAGATGCAGCTTCCTCCATTGCTTGTTTAAATGCCTGAGCTTCATCAGAGTTTGGATTAGACCCTTCTTCTTGAGAAGCATATTGTTGAGCCATAAACATTTGAGCTTGCATACGTTCTGCTCTGGACTTTTCAATAGTAGCCAGTAACATTTCATATTCTGCTTGTACTTCTAAATGAGGAATGTTGTCTTTGTAGAATGCAGTAATTTCTTCTCTGCGTGCTGCCATTTCCTCTTTAGATAAAACAGGATCTTGGTCTTGTAATGGATTTTGGTTTTTAGAATTTGCCATTTTGCTTTTTTTAATTATTAAACGTAATTTATACAAATATATATATAAATAGTTTAAATAAAAAAAGTTTAGGCCCTTTTCTATTTATTTTATTTTTTCATTTAACGCTTTTTGCCTTTATGAAGGCCATGACTAGCATGTTGCTTACCTGCTTTAGTTGCAGCACGTTTCTTTTTATTAGCAGCAGCTAGTTTCTTTTTACCTGCAGCAGTACTTTTTAATTTAGCAATAGTCTTAGAAGGTGCATATACTTCTCCGGTATCCTTACTTTTTTTACCAGAAGGAGTTCTCCACTTCTGTTTAGTCCATTTGTCTAAACTCTTTTGTGATTTAGCTTTTGCCATTACTTCTTAGTTTTGTAGCCTCCACCATTAGCTTTATAACGCTTAGCAAGCATTTGAGCTTTACGTGCTGACCATTGTCCAGGAGCTCCACCTTTCCCCCCTGCTTTAATAGAGTTGAAGAGTCTTTTACGCATTGCGGGTTTAGTATAGTTGCCTGCCTTGTTTACTGTACTTTTTTTTGCTGTTGCCATTACTTTCTTGATTTTGCCCCAGAGCATTTCCAACGCTTACGGGATAAATTATTTGGTGTATTAGGATCATTTCTTTTTTTTGCAGAAAGTCTTTTCTTAATTCCTAAACTTCTTGCACAATAACTATCACCCTTTGAAGTACCAGGCTTTACTCTTGGTCCGCCCCCTTTGGCCTTACCAGCTTGTCCGTAACTAACTTTCTTACCGCTAGCTGTTACTTTGACTTTTGCTTTTCCCTTTCTAGGTGTTGCCATTTCCTAAGATATTTTATTGTATTGAGTTACTCCATCATTACTAATAGTTTGTTCCCACTTTGTACCATCTTCAGAAACAATTACTATACGAGAAAAAGTTTTAGTTCCAATTATAGTTTGATCTGACCCTATATTAACAGAGTTACTACATGTAAACTTTTTTAAATCTGCTAACGTAGTAAGCTCAGAGTTTAATTTAGGATGTTGTTTTAATCTTTCTTGTGTACCTGCGTATCTAGCAATAGCAATGTAATCATCAGCTTTTGGTATCACTGACTTTTTTCTAGTCAGCATACTGATCATGTCTTGTAATATATTTCCCATTTCTATTTGGTTTGGTTTATTAGTAAGCTTGGAAACTTTTCTTCTAGTATATCTCTCAGCATAGCACATCTTTCATACTCCTCTGATTCAATATACCACGCAATCATTCCTTCTAATTCAGTTTGTAAAGGGCCAGAATCCGGATCAAAAGCCATCAGTGCAGAATCCCCATCCTTAAATGAATCTTCTAGTAATGTATGGAAATCAATTTCTCCTGTAAGAACTTTATATGAATTGTCATAAGCCAAATTTACTTGATCTAATTCAGCTTCTTTTTTCTTAATTTCTTCCATAGGATCATACTCCCTCCCGTCTTCTTCTTTACTCATATCTTAAATTATAGAGTTAGTTGCGTTTATATAATTAATATACAAATTATTTGTGAGGGTTGAAAATTAAATTCCATATTTCCAAGTTCCACCAGATTAAAAAAAATTTTATTTTTAATTTTTGTACCCCCCACGGTATTGTAAAAGTTTTGTGTTTGGCATTCTGAAGAGGATCTACTATTCTGCTCCCCAGCTAATTATTGCGGATAGGGTACCCCCGTATATAAGTGGTATCCATTAATATTCTAAATTCATAAATTATGTCAGTATTCTTCAGAAAAGTACAAATCAATGAGTCAACAGGCTCAGCAATGATTCAGTGTACATCAACACCAATCACAAACAAAAAGACTACACTTGCTGGTCTTGCTGTGGGTAGTAGAACTCAAGGTAATATTACCTTCGGTCAATTATCTCTTATAGACCCTGAAACCAATCAGGTAATGAGAGCTAATCATCCAACAATCCAAGAGCTAATGAAAAAATTAGAGCCTGGACAAGAGATGCCTGGATTCCGTATGTCAGATAATGCAGTAACGGACCTTAGAACCGGAGAACTCACAACACTAATGTGGGTGGAAGCAGTATAATCTTAATGGCCGTGTGTAAAAGCACGGTCATTATAATAACTAATAATCCTACCGTATGGATGGAGGTGAATAACGGAGTGAATATCTCTATTAGTTATTATAATATATAATTAAATGGAACTGTATTGTTACAATTCCTATGTTACATTAACCAATTCTTTACCTCTATTTCTGCTCATCTTCCAATATCAACCTCTGCTCCCCAACTAATCTTTGCATCTTACTAATAATTACTAATTAGTTATGTAAAAATTATTTATTTGGGTGTTGCACAATGAAGATGACATCATATAAGCCATATAATATACCTTTAAGGCCATTAAAATAATAACTGGACCCTATATATATAAATATAGCTAACAATACTACAAGAGTGACAATAACACTCAACAATATAACATAAGTAGTTGTTGTCTCTTCCTCTATAGGAATAGTATCATATTACCCGCAATATTAAAATCAAAAGCTTAGAGATATGAGTCAAGCAATACCACT